AAACATTGATAGCAAATCATTGCAGTTACCATTTCTTAAAATCTTAGGACAGTTATCACCGCAAGTGACAGCTGGGGATTCTAAATATATTGATGCTGCTAAACCAGGAATGATCTATAATACTGTTACAGATAAACTCTATGATGGTAATGAAGGCATGCTGGTAATACCTGCTTATTACAAATTTGAATACATTGAATGGGCAGACAGAGGACAAGAAGGTAGTAATGCACCTAGAAATATCTATCCAGCTGACAGCGATATCATGTCTAAAACAAATAGAGGTGATGACGGCAAAGATAGATTGGAATCTGGTAACTACATTGAGGAGACAGCTTCTCATTTTGTAGTCGTAGTCGAAGAAAGTATGGCCAGCGAAGCATTAATCACAATGAAATCTACTCAAAGGAAAAAATCTAAAAAGTGGAATTCAATGATGAATATGATGCAAGTGCCTAAAAAAGACGGCAAAGGTTTCTTTAGACCTGCACCATTTACTCAACAATATAGACTAAAAACTGTGTTGGAGAAAAACCAATTAGGTTCTTGGTATGGTTGGGAAATCACATCTGAAGGATTGGTTCAAGACGAAAGCTTAGTAAATAGAGCTTATAAGTTTAGACAATCTTTAATGAGTGGAAGTGTTAAAGTAAAACACGGCCAAGAAGAAGCATCAGAAAAAACTCCATTTTAAATATGGACTTAAGTAAATCCTTGGAGCAGTTTAAAAAGCTGTTCCAAGGGTCTGATACATATCACGGTCAATCTAAAAAGTTGGGTAAGCAAAGATCTGACGGAAAAGACGAATGGCGTAGTTGGATAAACCCTATCCCTATGACAGATCAAAATTGGTTAGATCATTTAGAAGGTAAAGATAGTTTTGGAACTGTGCCAATACGAGATGACTCAACAACAAGTTGGGGTGTTATAGATGTTGATAGATATAATATTGACCATAAAAAATTTATTAAAACAATTAGAGAAAGAAAATATCCATTTGTACCTTATAGATCAAAATCAAATGGCTTACATTTAATATTACATTTATCAGAACCTGTAGCTGCAGCTGACATGAGAAAAAAGATGATAGCAATTGCATCTGATCTTGGTGTCAACGATACAAAGACTGATATTTTTCCTGCACAAGATACAGTAGATTTGACTCCTGAAAAATGGGACGACAAACAAAAAGGACAATTTGTTAATTTACCTTATCACAATGCAAAGTTTCCTACACGATGTGCAATGGATGATGAGGCACAAAGTTTATCTTTTGATAAGTACATAGAATATGTTAAAAAATTTATAATTACAAAAGAACAATTCACCAAACTTAAAACAGCAACGGACAACGAAGACAAGCAATGGCCAAATTGTGTAAATAAATTTGTAAGAAACCAAATAAGAGAGGGTGAAGGTCGTAATGATGCTATGTTTAACGTTGGTGTTTTATGTAAAAAAATAAATGAAGATAAAGATTATTGGGAAGCTGAAATTAGAGAGATGAATAAAACTATTTGTGTACCGCCACTTACACCAAAAGAAATAGCAAAAGTAATAGATCAAGTAGATAAGAAAGATTATTCATACAAGTGCGGAACATCAGTAGCTAGGATGTATTGTAATGGGTCTACACAATGTGCCAAAAGAAAATATGGTATAGGATTAAATGAAGCTATACCTGAGGTTGGTAAATTAGTTAAAGTTAATTCGTATCCCGATCCTTATTGGTTGTTACCCATACAAGGTAAAGTGGTAAAGCTAGATACAAAACAACTCTACCAACAACAATTACTTGGAGAGAGATTGTTAAATTATGATATTGTTTGGAGACCATTAAAACCAAGTAAAAGAGATCCCGATCCTTATAGAGATTGGCTTGAAGAATTAATAACAAATAAGCAAGATATGGAAGGCTTTGACGGAGAGGAAGAGAAAAAAGAAGTATTTAATACAAGAATAATAAAATTCTTTGAAGATACAGACACCATTACAGAGTTTGATCAAATAGAACATGATAATATTTTTCAAGATGGTAAAGAAATTAGATTTAAACTTGAGACTTTTAGACAGTTTATGAAAAAACAAGGCTACAATTGGTCGGAAAAAGATTGTACAATATTCTTGCAAGGAGCAGGTTGTGAGAAAAAAGCAAAATTCCAAGGTATACAAGCGAGACATTGGGTTGCAACATTACCAAAACAAACAGAACACAGAAACAAAGATGTCAAATTTACTAAAGCAAAAGCTCCATGGGAAAACAATTAAGTTTTTTGGTCCACCAGGAACAGGTAAAACCCACAGACTTTTAAAAAGAGTAGCAAGATTTTTAAAAAGAGGTATCTCTCCTGATGAGATTTGTTATATCTCATTTACAAACAAAGCTGTTGAAGAATGTAGAGACAGAGTGCGAAAACAATTTAAAGGTTATGATGAAGATGATTTTAAATATTTTAGAACTCTACATAGTTTAGCTAGACAACAATTCTCTGACATACCTGTGTTAGATCCAAAAGTAGATATGCTGCAATTTCACACTCAATATGGCACAGTCAAAATAAACTATAAACCTACTTGGGATGACCAAAGAGTTTACAACAACTGGTCCTTACAAATTTATGATAGAGCAAGAAATATGAAAATGAATCCAATAGATTTGTATAAGAAAGAACCTAGAAAGAAAGTTAGACTACAACAATTTAAATCAATAATTGCAGGATACGAACAATATAAAACTTACGAAGCTAACCCAGGTGAATTTAAAAACGATAGATTAGATTTTACAGACATGGTGCAAAAATATATTGAGTCGGGTTTAGCATTACCTTTTAAAATATTAATGGTAGATGAAGCTCAAGATCTTACTCCTCTGCAATGGGACATGGTTGTTAAGTTAGCTATGAATGCAGATAAAGTTTATATAGCAGGTGATGATGATCAAGCTATTTACGAATGGAATGGTGCTGATGTTATCTTTTTTCAAACCTTTCCTGGCAAAGTAAAAATACTTAAACAATCTAGAAGACTAAACAAAAAAGTACATTTCTTTTCTAAATGTCTTTTAAACGGTATGGAAGGTCATCGAATAAAAAAAGAATTTACATCTAACGGTAGTGATGGAGAGATCTATAAATGGAGTACATTAAAAAAGATACCTTGGGAGATACAAGGATCTTGGATGGTGCTTGCACGAATCAATGATGTAAAGAAAGAGATGCAAGACGAAGCCAGAAAGCTAGGTTTATATTTTCAAGATATGCGTGGGAACAAATCATTTGATATTAATCAATGGAAAGCTATTGGTGATTGGCAAACTATATGCGATGGTGGTGCAATAACGAGAGAAGATGCCTGTAACATGTATAACTACTTGCTAAACATAGATCACGGCTACCGATCAGCGGACAGCAAGAAGTGGAGCTTTGCCCACCCAAATCAAGTATTTAATTTTGAGCAATTACATTTACAAGGTGGAATGGTAGAGGAACGTAAACCTTGGATAGACGCTTTTCAGAGAAAGTTTAAAGATAAAGAGAAATACTACTTTAGAAAGCTTCTAAACAGCGAAGTAAATTTAGATGATAAAGCAAGAATCATCATAGATACTATACATCAAGTTAAGGGAGGTGAAGCTGACAATGTTGTAATCTCGGCCAAGTGTAATTTTCCATCGCATTTTGATAGAAAAAATTTAGAAGACAGAGTAAAAGAGTTACGTGTTTGGTATACAGGAGTTACTAGAACTATAAATACTTTACACTTATTAGGTACATATCATAAGTATCATTTTCCCTTGTCTAAATATTATAAATTGTATAAAAGTAATTATGCCTAAGAAACAAATTGGTGGATCTCACTATAAATCTTTTGTCATAGAACCTTGGACATTTATCCAAGAAAATAGCCTAAATCCCTTTCAAGCCAATGTAATTAGATATACGTGCAGATATAAAAACAAAGGTGGAATTCAAGATTTAGAAAAAATAATTCATTATTGTGAAATGGAGATAGACTTTATGAAAAAGAAAATTCCTGATGATACACCTGAAAAAGAGGAGGAGTGGGCACAAATGATAGCTCAAATGCAAGACTCATGAGTCATCAATTAAATTTCATTTACAATGATAGTGATTGGGTCGCGCCATCAGAGTACCCTGATCTTAGAGCTGCCGATGAGGTTGCGATAGATTTAGAAACAAAAGATCCTAACTTAAAAACGAAAGGATCTGGATGGGCAACTTTTGATGGAGGTATTGTAGGTTTTGCTGTAGCTGCACTAGGTCAGCAATGGTATTTTCCAATACAACACGATGCTGGTGGTAATATGGATCTAGCTGTAACAACTGCGTTCATGGTTGATTTACTTAAGAGACCTAGCACAAAAATATTCCACAACGCTTCTTATGATGTGGGTTGGTTATTAGCAAACGGTTTTGAAATAAACGGTAAGATTGTAGATACCATGGTAGCTGCAGCTTTGATTGATGAAAATAGATGGAGCTTTTCACTTAACGCATGTGCTAAAGATTATTTAGGTGAGATAAAAAACGAAACTTTTTTAAAAGAGAAAGCAAAAGAATGGGGTATAGATCCTAAACAAGATCTTTGGAAAATGCCTGCAGGGTACGTTGGTTTTTATGCAGAGCAAGACGCTGCACTTACTTTAAAACTATGGCAGAGATTTAAAGGTGAGATACAAAAACAATCAATCAATGATGTATGGGAGATGGAAATGGAACTTTTACCTATATTAATTGAAATGAGACGTACAGGGATAAGAGTTGATGAAAGAAAAGCAGCATTACTCAAAAAAGAATTTAGATTAAAAGAAAAAGAAGTTTTACATAAAATTAAAAAAGAGACTACCTTAGATGTAGATATTTGGGCTGCAAGAAGTGTAGCACAAGTGTTTGACAGACTAGGTGTAGAGTATCCAAGAACTGCAAAATCTGATGAACCATCTTTCACTACTAACTGGTTACAGAACTGTGAGCATCCTATAGCTGGCCTTGTAAGAGAAGCAAGAGAAATAAATAAATTTCATTCGACATTTATAGATTCAATTCAAAGATATGTACATAAAGGCAGAATACACGCAGAGATAAACCAATTGAGATCAGATCAAGGTGGAACTGTATCGGGCAGATTATCTTACGCGAATCCTAATCTTCAACAAATACCAGCTAGGAATAAAGAATACGGTAACAAAATAAGGTCTCTATTTCTTCCTGAGGAAGGCAGACAGTGGGGTTCATTTGATTATTCACAGCAGGAGCCACGATTGGTAGCACACTACTCAGCGTCTATCGGAGAGCGTCTTGATGGATCTGATGAGTTTATTCAAGCTTATGCAGACGAATCAGCAGACTTTCATCAAATTGTAGCTGATATGGCTGGAATATCTAGAACTCAAGCGAAGACGATCAATTTGGGTCTTTTCTATGGCATGGGTAAAGCAAAGTTATCAAAGGAGTTAGGTATTGATAAGGATAGAGCAGAGATACTTTTAAATAAATATAATTCAAGAGTTCCTTTTGTAAAAAAATTAGCTAGTGCAGTTACACAATCAGCAAGTAAGTTTGGTTTTATAAGAACTATAAAAGGTCGTAAATGTAGATTTGATAAATGGGAGCCAGCAACTTTTGGTATGAATCAAGCCATGGAATATAATGAAGCTAAAGCTAACTATGGAAATAATATAAGAAGAGCATTTACTTATAAAGCTTTAAATAGATTAATACAGGGTTCAGCTGCAGACCAAGCTAAACAAGCTATGATTGATTGTGCTAAGGCTGGTCATTTACCGATGTTACAGATACATGATGAATTATGTTTTAGTATAGGAACTGAAAAAGATATTGATGTTATAAAAAATAAAATGGAAAACGCAGTTGATAATTTAAAGGTACCTTTTAAATGTGATGTTGCTTTAGGTAAAAGTTGGGGAGAAGCAAAAGATGAATGATGATGATTACAATAGTGGCGGAGCTTATAAGGCCATGTTAAAATTATTTAGAGATGCTAAATTAGAAATGGAAAAAGAAAAATATATACCTAAACCTGAACATCAATGCATGAGATGTAAAGACTTGAGAGAAGTTTGGGTTTGGAAAGACACAAGTGAATCTGAAAAGATCAGAGTAGACTGCCCAATGTGTACCGTACAACGGCCACCGCAAGAACTAAGAGATTTAGGTATTATTTAATCTTTAGATTTTTTGGTAATGGGTTTAGATCTTTTATAGTCCTGCCATGTACAATTGAATGTTTTGAGTCCGCCTTCAGTAAGAATTTTAATAATGTGGCCTCGTTCGGTTGATTCAAC